AATCCATTCACGGGCACGGCGTGGACGATAGACGAGATGAGACGCCTAGAACTCTACGTTCGCCGGCCGCCTCCGACCAGCGCCACGGGCGGCAGGCTGACGCTTCTCAGCGCCTCTGTTGATTATGCGCGGGTCTGGAATTCTCTGGCTCCTGAGCCCTACACCTACTTGGTGAACTGATGGCGGTAGCCGGGAACATCATCGTTGACAAGTGGACCGTCAGGGGCTTTGACGGCAATCCGGTCACCGGCATGGCTGTGCCCACCCATGTCACGCTCACGCTCTGGCGGCAGTCCGGATCGACAATCATCGCGGCCGCGGAGTCCGTTTCCTGGACCGAGATCGGGGCGACGGGGACTTACTACTTCGCCTTCACGCCTCAGAACAGCGGCCGCTACAAGCTCGATGTCCGCGAGATCGGCGCGGCGACAGCGCTCAGGATCGAGACCTACACCTATGACGTGTCGCCCGCCGGCGCGCTCTTCCTGCCGTCCTACGCCAACGCCTTCTGCTCGGAGGCGGATATCGAGCGCTGGATCCAGCAGGCGATCAGCGCTTCGAGTAAGCCAACGGATGATGAGGCGGCGGCCTTCGCGGAGTCCAGGGCCGCGATTCTGATGAGCTTGTGCGCCCGCTGGGGCACCGACGTGACGCCGGCGACGGTTACTTCTGGTTCGCGGCTTCAGGATCTTCTGAGGGAAGCCAACGCCATCGGGGCCGCGATGGACTTCACGATCGCGCAGTTCTTCACCGAGGCGCCATCCAAGAGTGACCGGGCTGAGGAGCTGAACGCCCTCTGGAACCGCTATGTCGGTGAGCCAACCCTTGGGCCGGCTCGGGCGATCGGCTATCTGGAACTGGAGATCCGCGCCAACCTTTCGAGTCTGGCGACGAATCACATCCTGTCCGGAGACACGGCCGCCCGCGCCTCAAGCGGCACGCCGACAGACTCCGGGATCCAGGTCACGATGGGGGACACCTTTTGAGGCTGCGAGTCACGCCCAATCCGGAAGCCTTCCGGCGGCTGCGCTCCAGCCTGGAGGGGCTTGAGCTGTCGAACGCCGACAAGGCGGGGCCGCTCCTGCGCGAGATGGATCTGGTCCATGTCCGCCAGGTGAAGACGGCTTTCAGCGGTGAAGGTGCGACTGTGCCAACCGGCCCCTGGCCGCGACTCTCGCCGCGTTACGCGGCGTGGAAGAAGCGCCAGGTCGGGCGGAAGAAGATGCTCCGGCTGACAGATGACCTTTACCAGAAGGCGACGATGCCTGGGCATCCGGATCACGTCCGGATGTTCACCCCGCCCTTTCGGCTGGGCTTCGGCTATCGGGATGAGGCTGGATTCTACAACCAGGAAGGCGGCATCCACCTTCCGAAGCGCTCCGTGGTGGACAAGGATGCCGTGGATCTCTGGGAGCTCAGAGAAACGCTCAGGGCTTTCTACATGAAGCGGATGCGTCAGGTCACCCGCGGACTCGGGAGGCTGCGCGCATGAGCCTGCGGATGGCATCGCCCATTCCGGCCCGGGTGATCCAGGTGCTGCAGGACTACCTCCCGGCGGAGCTTGATCTGATCGACACGGAGGAAGGCGGGGATACCACGCCGGACATTGTTGTCTTCTACCAGTGGGATCGGCAGGTGCTCTCAACCTCAGAGGCTCCAGCGGTCACCGTTGAGCTGCATGGAATCAGCCCCATCGACGTGAAGCCGGACACTTTCGGCCGCCGCCTGGACGCCGAGTATCTGATGAACGTGAAGGTTCATGTCCAGCGCTCGCAGGGATCGGATGACGCGCTGCGGCTCCAGGTATTGACCCATCGCTACGTCGCCGGGATCTTCCGCGTCCTGTGCGTCATGAAAGAGGGCCTCGAGACAGCCGCCGATCCAACGCGCTTCGCCGAGTCAGTCACGCCGGGAGATGAGCCGATCGATCTTGGCCCGGACATCGGCCAGACCGGAACGGTTGTCCGCACCGCCAGCGTCCCGATCCGTATTCGCAGGAGAGAGCCCAGAGGCTAGGAGAAGCCATGCCGATACTCGCCAGTCGATGCCAGGTCGCAATCAAGCAGGAGGCGGTGGCCGGGACCGCTCAGACGCTCGCCGCGGCGGATGTGGTCCTGACGACGGATCTTCCAACGTTCACACCCGATGTGGAGATCGCCGACCGGGCCGCGCTCTCCGCTGCTCTATCGCCGCGCGGGGTCGTGACCGGCGCCCGCATGGCGAAGATCGCCTTCAAGATGAACCTGCGCGGTCTGGCCACCGCGGCGGTGGACCCGACGAACCTGCCGGATTTCTCGGTGCCATTCCGCGGCTGCGGCATCCAGCTCGCGGTCAGCGGCACGACCCCGAACGAGATCACGACCTTCACGCCCAGCAGCAGCTTGATCAGCGACGAGACAACGGGGGCCTACTGCTCTCTGGCCATCTACCGGGACGGGAAACAGTATCTCATCCACGGGGCAGTCGGCGAACTGTCGATCACCTGGAAGCGCGGGGCGCCGACTCTCGCGGAGTGCGAGTTCACCGGGGTCTACAACGCTCCGACCGATGTGGCCCTCCTGGTGCCGACCTATACCGCGGTCGTCGAGCCGCCCTTCGCAAGCGCGGCCTTGACTGTCCTGGGCTTCACCACGGCCAAGATCGACCAGCTCACCCTGAAGCTGAACAACGCGATCACCATGCGGCCCTACCCGAACAACGCCTCGGGCTTCTTCACGGCGCAGATCACGGGGCGCCGGCCGACTCTCAGCTTCGCGGCCGAGGAAGAGCTGGCCGCTACCAAGAACTGGTGGGGCGAGTGGATCGCCGGGACAACCGGATCGATTGCGACCGGCACCTACCCATCAACGGGCACCAACTACAACCAGTTCTCGTTCACCGGTCCGAAGGCGCAGTACACCGGAGTCAAGCACGACAGTCGGGACGGCATCGCGGCCTCGACCATAGAGGCGGTGCTTCAGGCGAACAGCAGCGCCGGGGACGACGAGTTCTCGCTGGTGCAGACGTAGAGGGAGGGAAAGGTGCAGCCACTCGATTTCGATCAGATAGATCCTGAGAAACAGCGCGAGCGCTGGCTGGATTGCGGGCCCTTCGCGCTTCACATCGCCTACGCCTCGCCGGCCGAGATGGGCCGCTTCCGGCGGCGCCTCTTGAGCCGGGGCATCTGGAGGGAGTCGCATCAGGGGATGGCTCAGGTGAACCCGGGGCGCGAGCATGACTTCCATCTGGAACTCGCCAAGGGGTTCGTGCTCGGCTGGCGGGGAGTGACCGAGGCCGGCTCTGAAGTCGATTACAGCCCCGAGAAGATGGCGGCTGCCTTCGCCGCGAGAGGCGACATTCTGGCCGCGGTGCAGGAAGCCATCATCGAGGCCGACGGTTTTTTCGGGCGCAACGGGACGCCGCCGATCTAGAACTCCTGGAGATCGTCCCGTTGTGGATGGCCGAGTCCAAGATGATCAGTCATGAGCGGAAGCGGTTGGCCGATGGCGCGCCGCCACGCGATCTCAGCCTGTACTCGGATTGGCGCAGAACGGCCAGGAGCGAGAATCTGGAACTTCTCAGGATCTACGGGGCGCGTCTCATCGGCCAGGTCGTCGGCATGGGTGAAGCTCTGGACATCCTCAAGATCGACAAGGCCCTGGAGTATGAGGAAATCCCGGATACCGAACGTCCAGATCTCGCTCAAAGATTAAGCCTGCTGCACTCAATAGCGATGGAGCGGGCGAAGATCGAGGCGGCGCATGGCTGAACGCCTCGTCCTGGCGGAGCTGGATGTTGATTCGACGCAACTCGCGGCGCACATGTCACAGGCGCGCTCCAGCTTCGATCAGACAAACGTCGTGGTGGGCAAGTTCGGCAAGACCGCGCAGCAGACCGCGGACTTCAGCGACGTGCTGACCCGGCGCATGTTCTCGCTGCGCTCGGCGGCGGTCGCCCTGCTCGGCAGTTTCACACTCGCGGGGTTGATCTTCCAGATAGGTTCTCTGATCAAGACCCTGATCACCGGCACGGAATGGTGGAAGAGCTTCAGCACCGCGGCTGAGGATGCCTTCCTGGCGCTGGTGAAGGGAGAGACCGCGGTAGAACGCACCAACAGGAAGCTGACCGCTCTATTCAAGGAAGCTGGTGTTGCGTTTAAGGAGCTGGATGCCGTCAACAAGCTTGAGAAGATCGTCAAGCTCATGGAGGAGCTCGGGAAGGTTTCGGGTGATGCGGCGGTCGGCCAGCTTGCCTTCATCCGGGCGCTTCAGGCCCAGTCCGAGGCGATCAACGCCTTGATCCCGAAAGGACAGGAGTTGATCAGAACCCAGGAAGGCTTCGGCCTGGGTAAGGCTGCGCCAGCTCCTGGCCCGCTTCTGCCATTCCAGAAGCGCATGTTGGAGATTGGCCGGACCGGATTGCCCGTGACGGAGGAAGAACTCCAACTACCGGGGTCCACTGCTTTTGTCGGTGGTTTTAGAACACCAGAGGCGCTTGGTGAGAGCATGTTCGCCTTCGTGCCGGAGGCCCAGCGCGGGATGGACCTGTTGAATCTGAAGGTCCAAGAGACCAGCACGAGCATGGAGGCGTTCGGCCTTGCTTCTCAAGCGGCCGGACAATTGATCGCTCAGGCACTGCTTGAAGGCGGGGTCAGCGCCGGTGAGCTGGCGAAAGCCTTGATCAAGAGCTTCGCGGCTACTGCAATCGTCGAAGGCATGATGGAGCTGGCCAGGGGATTCGCGGCGCTGGCCACAACTTGGGGCGTACCGAATCCTAAGGCGGCCGCGCACTTCCACGCAGCTGGCATCTTCTTCCTGATTGGTGGTGCCGCAGCCGGTGTTAGCGCGGCACTCGGTGGCCGCGGCGGAGGCGGAATGGCTGGCGCCGGCGGTTTCCCGGCCGGGACTCCGTTCGGCGCTCAACAGAATGTCTCCCGCCAGGTCAACGTGACCGTCATCATCCCCGGTGTTGTGCTCGGGCCGAGCAGCAAGGAGCAGCTTGCAGGAGAACTCACCGACCTCGTGCGCGAGTACCTGAAGGACAACCCAGGCGCTCTTACTCAGGTGGCGGTGGGGGCCTGACGTGGCCTTTCCGGTCATCTTCTACAAGAGCGTCCTGAAGAACACTGGCGCTCTGCTGACGGCCAGTTCCACGGATACCGGATACACCATCGAGGATGTCAGGAACTGGAAGGCGTTCAATACCTGGCGCTCGCTGGTCCTGACCAGTCCGATCACCATCGACATTGATCTTGGGGCTTCTGGTTCTGCGGATGCCGACTTCATGGCCCTGGTGAACCACAACGGCGTGGCGAATGGGGCGACTTACAAGCTCTACGCGGACACAACGACGCCGCCCACCAACGTAGTCCAGGCTGCTTACTCTCCGACCTCGGATGATGTCGAGATAAAGACCTTTACGGCTCCGGGTGCGAAACGGTACTGGCGCCTGGAGATCGCCAAGGCCAGCCCACCCTTCCCGGCCAAACCCTTCATCGGGGAGCTTTTGATCGGCCTCAAGATGACGCTGCCGGAATATCTCTCGCCGGATCTCGATCCGTTCCTGAAACAGGTGGCGGCCGAAGGGTTGCGCGCCCAGAAGGGCCATCACCTGGGGGTGGTGCTGAAGGGACAGTTGCACCGCGGGGAACTCGCTTTCGGCGCCGCAGGCATGGCGCGAACGTTCCTGACCTCAGACCTCAACGCCTTCTACAACAACCATGCCTTCAAACGGCTGCCGTTCGGTTTTGTGCTGGACTCAGACGACGGTGATTTCTTGCGGCCTCTCTGGCTGAAGATTCCGGATGACGCTGAATTGCCGCGCCGCCCGGCTGGGAGCGTCTATTCCAGAATCGGCATCCGGATTCCTGTCGAGGAAGCCTGGAGAGAAGCGGCATGACGACCGCCGCCTACGACGCTGAACGCGCCGCCTTCTCGCGCACGCCGCAGACCATCCTCGAGGTCGCGGTCCCTCAGTGCATGAACCACTACGCAAGCGGGGCGGTCATCAACGACATGACGCGCACGGAGGAGTTCAATCACGCCATTTGGGTCAAGAGCGGCGGTACTACCGTCAACACTGATGATGCCGCTTCACCGATGGGCACAACGACGGCAGAGAAGATCAACTTCGCTGCTGTTGGAGACTACATCCAACAGTCGAGCACCTTTGTGGCCGCCAGCCAGAAATACACCGGCAGCGTGTGGCTGAAGACGACTTCCGGGACTGGCACGATCACGCTTGTCCTTACGAATAGCGCGGCCACCGTCGAAGAGACGAAACTACAGGTCAACCTGACCACATCCTGGCAGAGACTGGCCGTGTTCCGAGCCTTCGGTGCAGGGGCTGGCGGGGTCCGCATTCTCAAGATCTTGCGTGACACTGGAGACCTCGCGGCCGTCCATGCCTGGGGTGCGAACGGAACGCTCAACACCAACCTCCTGACCGCCGCTGAGATCTACGCCTACAAGAAGCTGGTCGATGCGCCCTACGCGAACCCTTCGACCTGCGAGGCCATCGCACAGGCGGACGGGAAGCGCTGCTACTACACCTTCCCGACCTGCCAGGACAGGGCCCACTACAACGCGGGCGGGGACGCGCCGGCGGATGGCCTGAAGCTTTACAAGTTCTGCATTGCCGACGCGCCTCTGCCGGTCAGGGACATCAATCTCCTGCCGCTGCTGGCAGGCTTCGACACTCGCGGACAGAAGATCGATCCAGAACACTCGGTCACCATCACAGAGCGGGCCGTCTTCAAGATGCACGACGACCAGGGGCCTGGGATCTGGAATCCAGACCGGCAGAGCGAGGGCGCGAAGGTCAACACGGCCGTCGGGGCGGGGAACTTCTGGCGGCGCTGGCTCGCCATCCACAAGAACTACGCCAACCCGAGGGGCTACATTCGCAGGCTCGGAGGCTTCGTCGCTTCCGGATTCATCGAGACCGACTTCGATCAGAAGTTCAAGGGCCTGCTGCGCAACATTGAGATCGATCCGGATGGCGGGGTCTCGCTGATTGCCACCGACCGGCTGAAGCTCCTGAAGGCCAAGATCCCGGCCAAGATCAGCACGACCAATCTTCTGAACGGCGCGATCAATAGTTCCGTGACCAGCATCACGGTCGATGACGCGAGCGAGCTTACCCTGCCCGGGGCTGGCTACTCGGTCCAGATCCAGATCGATGGCGAGAAAATGAACGTCACTGGCGTCAATGGGAACGTGCTAACGGTGCAGCGCGGGCGTTGGGGAACGACAGCGGCCTCGCACTCGAATGATGCTGCCTGGTCGGAGATCGCCGAATATGGCACGGAGCGCTCCACGCCGAACCAGACGCCTCTCGGTAAGAACCCCATCGACATCGTTCTGGAGATTCTTTACAGGACCGGATTCGCTGCCTTGGATGTGGACTCAGCTACGTTCACCACGCAGCGGGACACATGGCTCCAATCAACCGTTGACCCGTCCAGTGGCGGACAGACTGGCACGCTCTTCCGTCGGAGCGTTAGCGATCAGACCGATGCCGAAACTCTTCTTCAGGAAATACGTGATCATCTCATGTTGTCGATCTGGGTAGGCGAGGATCAGCGAATATCCGGCAAGCTGATCGCCCCGCCTGAACCTTCGGTGACGCTTGCCACGCTCACAGAGGATCAGAACATCGTCGACGGGTCGACAGAGCTGGACGACAACGACGAGAGCCGTCAGACCCGGGTGGTTATCGCCTTCACTCTCTCCGGCAGCGGCGGCGACAAGATAGAAGACTATAACGAGCGCGTCATCATCAGGGGCCTGGAAGAAGAGGGCGCCGGCTCCTTCGGCGATGTGCGGCAGAAGGTCATCCTGTCGAAGTGGTTGCGCCAGGCGGATACGGCCACGGCGGCGCGCCTGGGGCTGAAGATATTCAACCGCTTCCACCAGGGGGTCCGCAACCTGTCTCTATCCGTCGAGCAGCGGGACGATGGGATCGAGGTGGGCGAGTTCGTGATGGTAACCAGCTCGCGCCTGCAAAAGGCGGATGGCAGTGAAGACGCCGATCGCATCATGCAGGCGGTCTCTAAGGAGAAGAAGGGCGCGAGTGGCATCGGCATCGAATTGGTTGACACCGGCCTTTTCCGCCGCTACGGCTTCATCTCCCCAACCGGCACTCCAGACTATGG